GACCCCAACGCCCCGCCGAAAAAGCCAGCGCCCCCGCAGGCATAACCCGACCCGGCCATGGCTGAAAACCTGAGCACGACCCTTGCCGACGATGCAAAGGCCCACACCATCAACCTGCTTCGAATCGAAGCGGGCATGCGCATGGAAGTGGTGGGCATGCTGGATTCGCTGGAAAAAGACCTGCTGAAGCAGCTGGCCAGCACCGACCTGACCACGGCCAAGAAAGAGCGCCTGCAAGCCTTCCTTGACCAGACCTCGGCGCAGGTTTCCAGCGCCTACAAGCAGATCGCCGACGTCGGGGAAGCCAACCTCGAAAAGGTGGCGACGATTTCCAGCAAGCAGGTGGCCAAGAGCATTGACGCCGGGGTGGGAGTGAACATCGGCACGGTGCTTTCGCCGCAGCAGCTGACCCGGATCGCCAAGGGCCCGATTGTGGAAGGCTCGCCGATGGCCGATTGGTGGGCCGGGCAAGACCTTGCGGCACAGCGGCGATTCAAAGGCGCGATTCAGCAAGGCCTCTTGCTTGGCGAAGACATGGCCAGCATTCAACGCCGGATCCGGGGCAGCAAGGCCAGCGGATTCACCGACGGGGCCCTTTCGGTTTCCAAGCGGGAAGCGCAGGCCCTGACCAGCACCGCCGTGCAATCGGTGAACAACCAAGCGCGAATCGACACCTTGATGGAAAACGACGACGTCGTGAAGGGCATCGAATGGGTGGCCACGCTTGACGCCCGCACGACCAAAACCTGCATGGCCCTTGACGGCAAGCAGTGGCGCTTGCCCGACCTGAAGCCCATCGGCCACGACAAGGCCTTTCCCGGGCCGGTGGCGCACTGGGGATGCCGCAGCACGCAAGGGCCGGTGACCTATTCGTGGGCCGAGCTGGCGGGCAAAAAGCTGAAGAAAAAGGAAGGTGCCCCGACCTTTCAAGAGGCCTTCCAAAAGCGCCTCGAGCAACAGGGATTCACGCCCGAGGAAGCGGCCAAGATCGAAGCCAAGCAGCGGGCCAGCATGGACGGCCAAGTCAGTGATTCGAAAGACTGGCAAGCGTGGCTGACCGGCAAGGGCGACGCCTTCGCGCTGGAAAAGCTGGGCCCCGGCCGTTTCGCGCTTTGGAAGCAAGGCAAGCTGACCCTGACCGACCTCACCGACCAGCAGGGCCGGGAGCTGACCCTTGCCGAGCTGGAAGCCGCAATCGACGGCGGCACCATCCCGCCCGAAACCGAAGGCCGCGACTTCAAACCCGCGAATGCGGCCGCAAGCTACACCGCCGCGCAAGAGGCCGCCGCCACGCTTGCCGTGCAACAGCAGCAGCAGGGCGAGGCCGCCGCGAAGCTCGCCGAATACAAGGCGACGAAGGAAGGCCAGACGCTGAAAAACAAGTGGGCGCTGAAGGTGGAAGGCGAACTGGGCCAAGCCACCGACAGCGAAAAGGTGGCGTGGGTGGAAGCCAAGGCCGCCGAAGAGCAGGCGGCGAAGAGCAAAGCCAGCGTGCTTTCCACGGCCAAGAAAAAGCTGGTGGCGGGCGAGGCCGCGACCCCGGCACAGCTGAAGCTGATCGACAGCCTGACCCCCGAGGAAAAAGCGAACTTCGACGAAGCCGTGGCCGACGCCAAGGCCAACGCCGTGGGCACCGTGGTGGCCGACATCAAAGCCGAGCTGGCGAAGAGCGACGGGCAACCCACGGCCGCGCTGGTGGGCAGCCTGAACAACCTGCAAGCGAAGTTTCCCGAGGCCTTCGAAGACGTGAAAGCCTACGCGCAAGGCCTGCAAGCCGAGAAATCGGCCGGTGATGAGCTGCAAGCCATCCTGAGCAAGGGCCACCCGCTGGAAATCGACGGGGTGACTTCGGCCAAGGGTGCGACCAACGTCGAGATGCTGGCCGACGCCAAGCACAAGGCGACGATTTACGCCAACGAAGCCCTGATCGACATCGCGAAGAAACCCGAGGGCCAGACGCTGAAGCACAAGGCACTTGCCGAGGCGCTGAACGTGCCCACAGCGCAGCTGAAGGCCGACGGCAGCAGCTTGGTGACCTTCGCCAGCGAAGAGCCCATCGAACTGCTGAAAAAGGTGGAAGCCGTGGCCGCTGAAAAGCAGGCGCAGGCCAGCCTCGCCGCGAAGATTTCCGGGGCGAAAAAGAAATGGATGGCGGGCGAGGAATTCACCCTCGCGCAAAAGACGGCGTGGGAGCAACTGACCCCCGACCAGCAAGCGGAATACCTCGACACGTGGGGCCAGCTGAAGGCCAAGGCCGTGGCCGTGGATCCCGACGACGCGGCCGGGAAGTGGTTTGCCGACATGCTGAACGCCAACCCCGCCGACGGCACCGCCACCGGGGCGCAGGGCGGGCAAACCGTGACCGCGCCCGACGTGACCGCCACGGGCCCGAAAAATCAAGATTTGTTGATCCCCGACCCGGCCGGGCTGGTGAAGCTGAAAGACCTGAGCGGATCGACGAAGCCCTACCTCGCGCAAGACCCCGTGACCGGCAAAAAGTGGGTGGTGAAGGATTCCAGCAAGGGCGGGGGTGGCGTCGACCACTTCCAAAGCGAAGCCCTCGCCGATGCCATTTACCGGGCAGCCGGGGCCAACGTGCCGGGCAGTGGCGTGGTGCTGACCGGGGGCAAGGCCATCAAGGTGGCCGAGTTTCTGGAAGGCGGCCAGACGCTCGGCGAGTGGAAGCAGGGGAAGAGCGCCACCGAAGTGGCAGCCATGCACCGGAAGCTGCAAGACGGCTTTGTCACCGACGCGCTGCTGGCCAACTGGGACGTGGCGGGGCTGGGCAACGACAACATTCTGGTGACCGCCGACGGCACCCCGGTGCGCATCGATAACGGGGGCTCGCTTTTCTTCAGGGCGCAGGGCGGGAAAAAGCCGCTGCCGCCCGAGATCGCCGAAATGCAGACGCTTCGCGACCCCGGGCTGAACCCGAACACCGCGCAAATTTTCGCAGGCCTGACACAAGACCAGATCAACGGCCAGATTTCCGACCTTGTGGCACGCAAGGAAGCGATCCTTGCGGCGGCCGCGCCCGACCCCAAGGTGCAAAAGGCGCTGAAGGCACGCCTCGAGTGGCTGGAAAAGCAGCTGCCCGCCGCAGCGAAAAAGACCCCGAGCACCACCCTTGCCCCGGCATCCGCCCCCGGCCAGATTCCGGCCAACGTCGGCGAGCTGCTGGAACGCGGCCGCAACGGCGCAGGCACGGCGCTGGTGGGCGACGGCGACGCCATCGAAGACCAGCAAATCGTCGTGTGGCGGGAGAAAACGCCGCAGGGCGAAAGCGTGGTGAAGCTGGAAGCCGACCTGACCCTTGCCGGAAGCGACCGCATCATGAAGACGCTGGCCGACGCCGGGATGGACACCGCGACGAAGGGCGGCAGCAACTCCAACCCCTACGTGCAACCGAAGCCTGCGGGCATGCACCCGAAGGATGATTTCTGGCCGCAGCTGGAAGCCGCAGCCAAGACGGTTTCGACGCACGCCGCCGACGGGCAATACAACGTGGCCACGCTGGCCACCTACGACACCGCCAAGGCCGCCATCCTGAAGCTGGCGAATGACCCGGCGACGGCCGCCGACCCGCAGGCCATGGCCATGCTGAAGCACTACGCCGACGCCGTGGCCAAGATCGACGCCGCCAAGGCCGCAGGCAAGGCACTGGTGAAAGGCGAGCTTGGCAGCTACAAGGTGCCCCCGGGATGGACGCCGCCCACCACCGCCAAGGCCAAGGCCCCGGGCGACGTGGAAATCGACGGGTGGACGGTGACCCGCCTTGACCGCTTCGACTTCACCGTGAAGGAAGTCAAAGGCGGGGTGCTGACCGACACCGGGGTGGTGAACCGCACGGCCGACCACGGGCGCATTTTCCGGCTGACCAAAGGGCCGGTGGAAGTGACGGTGCTCGCCTACCGCGAAGACGCCGCCAGCACGCCAACCAAGCGCAGCATGCAGGGCACCTTGCGGGTGACCGTGCGCGGCAACGACGACCCGGCCGCCATCGAAGCGGGCCTGCAAGCCGTGGCCAAGCTCGGGATCGACACCAAGCCCCCGAGCGACGCGCAAAAAGAACTGCTTTACCTTCACAAGGGCGTGGTGATGCGCCGCAACAACACCGACACGGCCTACACGGGGATCCTGAACAATTCGGCCCTGAGTGACGAAGCGAAGGTGAACGCCGTCAAAGACTGGGCCGAAAAGAAATACGGGGTGACCCTGCCACGCGAAAAAGGCAAGTGGGGCGACGACTACAACCCCGAGGGCTACATGCCGAGCAACGCCACCGGCTACCGGCAATGGACGCGGTGGGACGTGCCAGCCAAGGAACGCGACAAGCTGCTGAAAACGAAGGTGCTTTACCACAGCACCAGCGACGTGGAACGCACCTTTCTGGCGTGGGTGGAAAACGCGGGCAACACCACCACCACCATGGAGCGCCTGCGCACCGGGGTGCCGCTTTCCGGCACGGGCGGGGCTTCCAGCGACAGCGACATCAACCGGGGCGGTGGCGATTTCCTTTACACCAACACCACCACCAAGGCGAAGGCCGAAAAGCTTCAGGGCTTCGTCTTCAAAGGCCGGAACATTGCCCGCCTTGACCTGCGCAGCGACGTTTCCGACTCCTACGGCGCTTGGGAATACGCCAACAGCCGACGCGGGGAGCTTCAGGAAATTGCGGCGCAAAACGGCATTTCGATCAGCGTCAATTCCGGCCTGCTGAAAAACGGGCTGAACCTTTTTGACGAGCTGGAAACCCTGAACACCGGCAACGCGACACGCCGGGCCAGCATCATTTCGAAGCTGAAGGCCATGGGCTTTGCAGAATGGCCGGATGGCCGGAAACTTGAAGACGTGATCAAATGAAAGCCGACGCCCCCGCAGCCCTGAAAGCCCTTGCCAGCCTTGGCGAGGCCTACGCCGTGATCTACCTCCCCGGCGACCCCGTGCCCCTGCCCGTGACCACGGCGGGCGACTTCCGGGGCCGCCCGTTTTTCATGCTGGGCACCGTGGCCCATTGGATCGACAGCGCCCTCGAGGCCCGGGTGACGGGCCCGGCCTTGGGCTACTACGACGCCAAGGGCCTGCTCTACTTCGTGACCGCCGCAGCCAACGCCCCCGAGGTGCAAGCCGGGCTGGTGGTGCAAGCGATTGACGCCAGCCGCCAGCAGCTGGAAGACGGCGCGGGAATGCAGGCGGCAATCACCGCCTTGGATCCCCTCGGCGAAAGCACCCCGGCCGCGCCACGGCCGAAGCCCGGGCCACCCCCGGCCGATGCGTAAATTTTCGCACGGCAAAGAAAAGTGTCGGAAATGGCGCATTTGTGATTGACGGCACCCACCGCGCTGCGATAGCTTCGCGCCGATGACAACGACATCGAAGCACCCGACAGGTGGCCAGCACGGCCACGAAACCCTTGCCCCCACCCTCTGACCATGTGGCTCTTTACCAAGCACGGCTTTTATTCGGCCACCCGCAGCAACACCGTGAAAGGCTTCATGCAGATCCGCGCACGCTGCCGTGGTGACCTTGAAAACCTGAAGCGCGAATTCAAGCTGACCGGGGCCATCATTGAAACCCCGCAAGCGGATTACCGCTGGCGGATCGTGTGCCGCCCGACCACGTGGGAAATGCTGGCCCTGAAGCTGGCTCAAGACGTGGACTATTCGAATTTCAAAAACAGCGTGGGCGACGACCAGCACGACAAGCCGCTGATGGCGGTTTGGTCGCTGATGAACCGCTTTCAGGAAGACACCACCCGCAAGGCCGCCAAGGCCAACCAAAAGCTGCCGCTTTTCGACGGTGGCTACGACGACGAAGACGCCCTCGAGATCGGGGGCCACAAATTCCAGCGATGAAAAAGAAAACCAAGCCAGCCATGCAGACCGTTCACAAATTCCGAATCGCCCCGCAGGTGGAAATGCCCGAAGGGGCCACCATCCTGAAGGTGGGCTTTGACCCGAGCATCCCCGCCGTGTGCTTGTGGGCGCTTTGCGCACCGACCGCCCCGAAGGAAACCCGCTTTTTCGCGATGGCGAAGACCGGCGAAGAGCTGGCCCCGGCCATTGACGATTGCCCGCACTTGGAAACGCTGATCGTGACCGTGCCGGGCCCCGACGGCGGCCTGAAGACGCAAGTCACCCACGTGTGGGAGGTGCCCGCCTACCTCGCCAAGCCGCCCAAAAAGGGCGACGAATGGAAGCACGGCTGAACCCTTTCCCCGGGCATGGGACGCCCGGGAAAAAATGCCCGTAAGGGGGCACAAGCACAGAAGCCCCGGGGGAAACTCCGGGGCTGATTGTTTTCCGGCACGTGGGGGCCAAAAATGGCTTGCGGGTGATCCGGTGGGAGCGTAAACCCGGGGGCATGCTGAAATTCATTTACACCTCCGCAGACGAGATTCCCGAGGGAATGGCCGACCACTACACCGAAAGCAACGGCAAGTTTGTGCTGAACTGCGAAGGTGCGGTCCCCACCAGCCGCCTTGACGAATTCCGGCAAACCAACATCGATTTGAAAAAGAAGGTGGAAGCCTTCGGCGACCTTGACCCGGTGAAGGTGAAGGAAATCATGGCCAAGGCTGATGAGATTGAAGCAGCCAAGGCGACGACCCCCGAGAAAATCAAGGAAGAGGTCGACAAGCGCGTGGCGAAAATGAAGGAAGACCACGACCGCGAACTTCAGACGGTGCGCACGAAGCTGACCACCACCGAACAACAGCTTGCCGTGCGAACCATTGACGCGGCGCTGATCGAAGCAGGCGGCGAATTCGGCCTGCGCACGACCGCCCACGACGACGCGGTGGCCCGTGGCCGTTCCCTCTTCCGCTTGGAAGACGGCCAGCCGGTGGCCTACAAGGGCGACGAAAAGCAATACGGCAAAGACGGCAGCCCGCTTTCCCCGCGTGAATTCATCGAAGGCCTGACCAAAGCCGCGCCGCACCTTTTCGAGCCGAGCGAAGGCGGCGGGGCCGGTGGATCCGGTGGCGCTGGCGGTGGTGGCGGCCGACTTCCCGAGGGCGGCAACCCATGGGCCAAGGAAACTTTCAACCTCACCAAGCAGGCGCAGATTCTGAAGCAAGACAAGGCCACGGCGCAGCGGATGGCAGCCAAGGCCGGGGTGCCGCTGAAGATTTGATTTCCAACCGGAGGGCACGGCGGGCCCGGGGCTCATAACCCACGGGCAGGCGGTTCAAATCCGCCCCCTCCCACCAAGCTACCCATTACCAACAACGCGAAAGCGGGCCACGAAGCCCGTGTGAGTTGCAGCCCCGCCCGGCACTGATGATCGGGCGGGGCCTTTTTGTGCGAAAATTTTCGCATGGCTGATTGACGAAGCCGGGCCCGGGGTGCTAAACACGGCGCGAAGTCAATCGAGGCGTGCCGGGGGCAGGCCTGAACCGCCCCGGGGGGGCAGTGAGCGACGCCACCAACCAACCAACCAACCAATCATCTCTTTTTATGGCCGAGACTAAAGTTTCTGACGTTGTGGTGCCGGAATTGTTCCTGCCCTACATGATCCAACGAACCGCCGAACTTTCCGAGTTCATGACGGCGGGCATCGTTGAAAGTTCCCCGCAGTTTGACGACATCGCCACGAATGCAGGCGGCAAGTTTGCCGACATGCCTTTTTGGAATGACCTCGACGGCGACGACGAAACCGTGGAAGACGACACCGACGCCACCGTCGGCAAGATCACCGCTTCCAAGGATGTGGCACGCATGCACGTGCGCCAAAAAGCCTTCGGTGCCCACGACCTTGCCGGGATTCTGGCAGGCGACGACCCGATGGCCGCCATCGCCGAACTGCTTGCCGGTTACCGCGCACGCCGGATTCAAGCCCACGTGATTGCCACCCTGAACGGCATTTTCGGTGCCGCTTCCATGGCGGGCAGCGTGCTTGACATCCACAAGGCCAGCGGCACCCCGGATTCCACCAACTTCCTGAACGGCCTGAGCTTCATCACTGCCACGCAGCTGATGGGCGACAGCAAAGCGAAGTTGACCGCCGTCCTGATGCACAGCGCCGTCGAAAGCCACCTGCGCAAGCTTGACCTGATCGACTACGTGCCCGACTCCGAAGGCAAGGCCATGATTGGCGTCTTCCAAGGCAAGCGCGTGATTGTTGACGACGGCTGCCCCGTGGAAACCATCGACGGGAAGCCCGTTTACAGCACCTTCCTTTTCGGACAAGGGGCCATTGCTTACGGGCAAAGCCGCAAGAACGAAGTGCCCGAAGGTGCCGCCCCGGGCAGCACTTGGCAGCTGGAATTCGGCCGCAATTCCCTCGGTTCTTCCAGCCACTTGATTAACCGCTGGCGCATCATCATGC